AAGTACGGGGACCGGGTGGAACTGGAGCACTCGGGCGATCAGCCGGCCATCATCGTAAAAATCGGGGATGCCATCGTGCCCCCAGGGCAACCCCCGAAAAATGGCTGAGCCGGTCACGGTTCAGTTGAATCCCCGCCCGCAGTTTGCTCCGTACCTGCAACGGAGCCAACGCTGGGCGTGTATGGTTGTTCACCGGCGTGCCGGGAAAACTTTTGCGTGCGTGCAAGACCTGATTTGCAAGGCGCTCACGCACTGGCGCCCAGGGCCGCCCCTCCGGTTTGCCTACATCGCGCCCACCCGGGATCAGGCCAAAGATATTGCTTGGGGGTATATTTGCGAATTCGTAGGACGGTTGCCGGGGGTTGATTTAAACAAGGCAGACCTGTGCGCAACACTCGCCAACGGTACAACCCTTCGCCTGTGCTCCGGCGAGTCATACGAGCGTCTTCGGGGAATCTATCTTGATGGAGTTGTTGTCGACGAGTATGCCGACATAGATCCTAACGCATGGCACGCAGTGTTGCGGCCGTGCCTCACGGACTACCGCGGATGGGCAACATTTATCGGCACCCCCAAGGGCCGCAACCAGTTCTGGAGGCTCTGGCAGGCGGCCACGCAAAACACGACAGACTGGTTCACCCTTATACTACGTGCGAGTGTCTCTGGGCTCATCCCGCACGAGGAGTTGTCCGCCATTCGCAACTCCACCCCAGCGCACATTTTTGAGCAGGAGTACGAGTGCAGTTTTGCTGTCGGGCGCCCGGGGGCGATATACGCTCAGGCCATTGAGTCCGCCCGGGCGGACGGCAGGGTGACCGAAACCGTGGAGTGGCATGCGGAGGCGCCGGTCTGGACGAGCTGGGACGTCGGAGCGGCCCGGAACCAGAAAGTGTGGATCTGGCAGGTGCTGGGGGACCGTATCAATTACCTAGAAAGCCTGACCGGCGGGGACGATTGCAAAACCCCGGCGGACTGGGCCGGGCGCCTCATGGGTAAACGGTACCGGTACGGTGGGCATTTTATTCCCCATGACGCAGCGGCCGAGGTGGGCGGCCTATGGCAGGAGGCCCTCGCCAGTGGCGGTCTTGCCAACGTGGTGCCGGTGCCCCGCCAGCATTCGGTCTGGGACGGGATCAATCTCGGGCTCGATGCGTTCCCTCGCATTAGATTCAACTCGGCAGGATGTGCCGAGGGGCTGGACGCACTCGATGCGTACCACGCCCGGGAGGAGAGGGACGGTGTGACCATCCGAGACGTTCCCGTGCATGACTGGGCGTCCCACTATTCAGACGCCTTCGCTCTCGGGCATCAGGCCATCCGGGCCGGGTTGGTGGTCGACCGTTCGGCGATCCGGCATCGAGTGGCCCCGGTGCGGGTTGTGGCGGGTTTCCGGGGTGATTTCGGGAGCGGCAAACCGAGGGTGTTGCGATGACTCCGGTGTGGATGGCGGCGGCAGTTTACGAGTCGGAGCCGTGCGCCCGGAGTTTCCGGGAAGACCTGGAGGCGCACCTTCAAAACGGCTACGTCTACAGCACGCCGACGGCGTTTGTCATGGGGCGGCCCGTTGATAGTGGGGCGGATCCGGCGCAGATCGTCGACCCGTGGCACGGGTTCGATCCGTCGGTGTGCGATGCCTGGCTGGTGTACCTCGCCGCTGGCAACATTGCGGACGTTTTACGTCAGGAACCTTTCCCGTTGACATTCTTCATGTGGGAGAGGAAGAACGTGCTCAGGCGTTTTCACGCCAAAACCGTAAAAAGGCTATGTTCTCAATTCTCGCTTTCTCGGCCATCTTTCTGTGGGCGGCATACCGCCCCCCTGAATTCGCACTTGCCGGACTGAGTCCTCGGCTGAATCGGCGCAAGTCCCGGCAGGGTTTTGGGACGTGGCACAAGGGCGGAGGCGCCCCACGGCCCCCGTCGGACAAAGAGACCCAGAAGCAGGTGGCGGAAATTCAGAAACCGCTGCCGAAAGTGGAGATGCCGAAACCGCTCCCGCCCCCGCCTCCTCCGACCCAGAACATGGACAGTGTTCAGCAGGCGACCGAGGACGCCCGGCGGCGCAGCGCCCGGGGCCGTGGTGTTGCACAGACGCTGCTCGCCGGTGAGACCGGAGGCTACCGCCCGATGGCACAGGCCGAAAACGGTGGAAAGCGGACCCTTCTGGGGTAATGGATCCGGCACCAGCCATTTCGAAAACTGAGATTTCGCGCAGCGTCATGCGGCGGCATGAGGCGATGCGCGCCCAGAGGGCGACGTGGGACACGCTTTGGCAGGACATCGCCAATTACGTCATGCCTCGAAAGGCGCAGATTACAAATCTGACGCTCCAGCCGAGCACCGAAAAACAAGACGTTCTTTTTGACACCACGGCCATCCGGGCAAACATGGTGTTGGCAAACGGTCAACTCGCTTGGATGACCCCGCACGAAAGCCGGTGGTTTTCTTTCGAGCCACCCCCGGAACTCGACGACAACGACGAAGCGAAAAACTGGTTCAAACGGTGTACGGAAATCGCGCAGGCCGCTCTGAGCCGGTCGAATTTTTACACGGAGATTCACGAACTCTATTTGGACCGAGGCGCGTTCGGAACGGCGTGCATGTTTCTCGAGGAAGGCAAGAGGCAGCCTTTGCTTTTCGACACTTGGAATGTCGGGCTATACAGCATCGCTGAAGATGAGGAAGGCACCGTTGACACGGTTTGCCGGGAGTTCGAGCTGACCACCATTCAGGCGGAGGAGAAGTTCGGGGAGGAGAACCTCAGCCCGAAATTGCGGAAGCTGTACGAGAGTTCAGACGTCAACAACCACTTGCAAAAGCACTGGTTCATCCACTGCGTCTATCCGCGCGAAGAGCGCGACCCGCAGAAGGTGGACGGCGAGAACATGCCGTTCGCCTCTGTCTACATCGAAAAAGAGACGCGGCACGTCTGCCGGGTTGGCGGGTACAGAGAACTTCCGTTTTTCGCAACCAGGTATCTCAAATGGGGCTCGAGCGCATACGGATGGAGTCCATCCTGGGTGGCACTGCCAGAGGCGCGGCAATTGAATTTCCTCGAGCGCCAGATGGACGCGCTTGCGGAACTGGCCGCGTTCCCGAGGGTGCTGGTGCCGTCCGGGATGGACGGGGAGATTGACCTTCGCGCCGCTGGCGTGACCTACTTCAACCCGGCAAATCCAAGCGCAATCCCCCGGGAGTGGGGCACCTCTGGCCGGTACGACGTTGGGCAGATCCGGGGCGACGTCCGGCGGAAAGCCATCGAGGAGGCGTTCCACGTCGATCTGTTCCAGATGTTCAGTCGGTTGGATAAACAAATGACGGCCCGGGAGGTCGGGGAGCGGAGCGGGGAGAAACTCACCCAGTTCAGCCCGACGTTCACCCGCATGACCACGGAGTTGTTCAACCCGCTTTTGGAACGGGTGTTCAGCATCATGATCCGGGGTGGCCATTTTCCGCAACCTCCGCAGTCGCTTCTGGTGCAGGATCCTGCCAGCGGGGAAGTGTTTCTGCCGCCCCCGCGCATGACGTTTAATTCGCGCATCGCGCTGGCGATTCGGGCACTGGAAACCAATTCTTTTGCCCGACACATGGATTTCCTTGGCAGTGTCGCCCAGATGCGGCCCGAGGTACTCGACAACTACGACATGGACAGGATTGCCCGAGACCTTGCGCGAAACGAAGGGCTGAACGCGGACTGGATGCTGGACCAAAAATCGGTTGATGAAACCCGGGCACGCCGGGCGGCAGCGGCTGCGCAGCAGGCGCAGATGCAGCAGGCGGCTGAGATGGCAAAAGCGGCAGCGGCGGTGGGTAAGGTGCCGGCAGACTCCCCGCTCATGGGAGCCATGGGCGGCGCCCTTGGTTTATGACGGACGCAGACACCCGGGCGAGGGCGGCCCAGAAACTTATAAACGCCTACCATCGGACGTTCGGCACCGAAGAAGGGGCCGCAGTTCTCGCGGACCTGAAGACCTCGTTCGGGTTTGATTTCCCAGCATTTTTCGCGCTGGAACGCGGCGGCCACTCAGAGTTCGACCCCATCCATGCGGCGATCCGGGACGGGCAGCGGCAAGTCATTCTTCACGTTCAGGCCAAACTGGCAGCGCCCCCAGCCGGGGAGAACGATGCCAAGGCAAAACGGACCCGCGTGAAGAAGTGAAAAAAAACTAAAATGAGTGACACTCTGTTGCAACAGACCACACCAGCAGACGCAGGGCAGGCATCGGGCGGGCAGGCCGCGCAGGCACAGCAAACGCAGGGCGGGTTCATCGGGGCCGATGGCGGTTTCGCCGAGGGCTGGCTGGATAAACTTCCAGGGGAACTGGATCCGTACAAGCCGACGCTTGCCAAGTACAAGGACTTCGGCTCGCTCGCCAAAAGCCACGGTGAACTTCAGCAGTTGCTGGGCAAAAAATCCTCGGCGGTGAACGTGCCGGGGGAGAAGAGCACCCCGGAAGAAATCGCGGCATTCCGCAAAGCCCTGGGCGTCCCTGAGAAGCCGGAGGAGTACGGATTCAAGCCGGACAAACTGCCGGAGGGCGTTGCGTGGGACGACAATTCTGCAAAGCAGTTTGCTGCCATTGCGCACAAACACCACATCCCAGCGGCCGCCATGAAGGAACTGGCGGCGCACCAGATCGCCATGGAAGAGGCCCGGTCTCAAGAAGCATTTCGGCAGATGGAAACCGAACTTCTGAACGGGAAGCAGCAACTTCAGACGGCATGGGGCCAGAATTTCGAGAAGAACCTGAACACCGCGGCCCGGGTGGCCAAGTCCATCGGGCTCGACCCGGAATCCCCCGGGCTCCGGGATCCGGCGGTGGTTCAGGCGCTGTTCAAGGTCTCGCAGATCACGAGTGAGGACAAGCTGGTCTCGCCCACCGACGGGGCGACCAACATGCCCGGAAAACTGCGGGCGCAGGACATCATGGTGAACAAGCAGAATCCACTTTACGAACGCTACCAGAACGGCGATTCTGAAATCGTTCAGCTGGTCCGTGACATGTTGCGGAACGGCTGATTTCGAGAGGACATCGCATTCATAGGGGGGCGCTGGGTGTGCTGGCATTTCACACTCAGCGCCTTCCTCTTTTACGGGGCTTGACTTTTCAGTCACTCCGGTTCTACAAGTCGTTTCAAGGAAGAGACCTCTTGTGAGCCTTCCGCTTTCAAAAGACCCGCGACGTTCGACCCTGATTCCTCGGGACACTCGCTGACACGCTGGGGACCGCAACACTGCAACCCACACAATCACCATGTCAGCCATTCAACAGATTCCCGAACATTATGTGACCGAGTTCAGCACAAACTGGATGCACCTTGTGCAACAGAAGCAGAGCCGGTTGAAAGAGTACGTCACCCTTGACACCGTCAACGGGAAGGAAAAGACCTACAATCAGATCAACGAGATTGCGATGCGCGAAATCACTTCCCGCGCAGGTGCGACGACCGAACAGGATTTGCCTCTGGCAAAGCGTTGGATCCGGGAAAAGGGTTA